AGCATCAGGCCGTGCAGACCGCAATTTCGCAGTTGCCGCTGCAGGATCGCCGCCTCTGCGCAGCGCTTGCGCATCGCCCGATTTCGACGCTTGTCTCCGAAGGTTTCGGCAGCCGGTCCGGGCTCTACCGCCGCATTGCTGATCTCCGCCACGTCCTCACCGCCCACGGTATCGGTCCCTCCTGGGATGATGTGGCTGCGGCCTGAGTAGAGGCGAAAGGAGGAGATCATGTTCATGGCAACTACACCTTTTATTACGGTCCGCGCCAAACGACCGCTTTCCGAGATCGAGTTCTGCGCTTGGGTGGCGCAGGCCACTCCCGGCGACCGGCTGGAATACCATCGCGGCTTTCTGGTGCTCGACGTCTTCCCGATGTTCTCAAAGCTGTCGAATGCGGCGCGCGCCGCGTTGCGTGGTCTTGGATCGCGGGCCTTCTGGGCCGCCGAACTGGGCCTCGTGCATCTCGTGCAGGAGCGCGTCGGCCCCGACCAGTTCGCCTACATCGCCGTCGCCAGGCGCAAGCCCAAAGCCGCCGCAGTCTCACTGTCCGAGCTTCTGCTCGCCGAACAGGGGCAGCCCTGCGACGCCACCGGTCCGAGTGGCAGGGCTGCCGCGTGATGCCCGCCTTCCAATCCTTCTTTCATGATCACGGAAACAATTTCATGCCATTTCCCGAAAACACCCCCACCCCCGACGATCTGCCATCCCTCAGCGTGGCCGAAATTGCGGCCTTGCCGGTCGAACTGCTGGCGATCCTGCAGCGCGAGATCGATGAGCGCCTGAAACGCGACAAGGCGGCAAAGACTCGCTTCGATGCCGGGTTGGTCATCCGCTACGCCACCCGCGCTGCCGAGGAACGGCAGGCTCAGGCCAAGGACACCGGCACGGTCCGTTTTGACGAGGGTGATTTCACCGTGGTCGCCGATCTGCCGAAACGGGTCGACTGGGATCAGGACCGGCTTGCCGCCATGGTCGCGCGCATTCGGGCCGCCGAGGACGATCCCGCCCAGTATGTCGACATCACCTACAAGGTGCCGGAGCGCAAATACGTCGCCTGGCCCGAGGCCATCCGTGCCGGTTTTGAGCCCGCACGAACGGTTGGTAGCGGCAAACCGAGCTTCCGTCTCGAGGTCGTAAATCCTTCCTGAACACGGCGGCGGGGACGCCCTGACCGCAAGGCTGGGCAGGCACCCCTTCGGCGCCCGGTCATCCCCCGCCGTTGTTGATCGTTTCTTTCAAACCAAGGAGAGCCTTATGGCATTACGCATAATCACGGCAGACGAGCGATTGTCGGCCACCGAGAACAAGACATCTCTGGCGGTCTTCGGCCCGCCCGGCGTTGGCAAAACCACGCTGATCAAATCGCTGCCCGAGGATGAGGCCGTCTGCTTCGATCTCGAAGCCGGGATGAAATCCGTTCAGGACTGGCGCGGTCCCAGCATTCCGATCCGCAGCTTCGACGATTTCCGCGACCTCGTGATCCTGATTGGCGGGCCGGATCCGGCGCAGCATCCCGACAGCTACTATGGCGCGGGCTATCACGCGCATGTGCAGGCGAAATATGCTGAAAGCGGACTTGAAGCCTTCCTCAAGGGCCGATCGATCATCTTCGTCGACTCGATCACCGATCTGACGCGCCAGGCCATGGCCTATGCCAAGCAGCAGGCCGAGGCCTTCTCGGAGCGCACCGGCAAACCGGATGTGCGCGGTGCCTACGGGCTCTTGGGCCGCGAGGTCATTCAGGCGCTGAAACACCTCCAGCATGCGCGCGGCAAGACCGTGATCTTCGTCGGTGTGCTGGAGAAGGTAACCGACGAGTTTGGGGCGTCATCCTGGGTGCCGCAGATGGAAGGCTCGAAAGCCGGCCGCGAACTTCCCGGTATCGTCGACCAGGTCCTCTCGATGCAGCTCTTTGGTAAAGACGCCGATGGGGCATGGTCCCTCGACGAAAAGTCCACAGAACGCCGCCTGGTCTGCAAATCGGGCAATCCCTGGGGCCTGCCAGCCAAGGACCGCTCTGGTCGCCTCGACATGACCGAGCCGCCTGATCTGGCCGCCTTGCTGGCCAAGATTGATGGGCGCAGCGCGCCGATCGCTCCCACCAATATCACCAACCCCACCTGATCAACGAGAGGACAAGACACATGAATTACGATCTGAACGACGCCGCCCCGCAAATGGCCCCGATGGGAGAACTGATCCCGGACGGCACCTTCGCCAAGGTGATGATGAAGCTTCGCCCCGGCGGCGCGAACGGAGGCAGCGACATGGATGCGGGGCTTTTGAAGGCGTCGCCGCACAGCGACGCCAAGATGCTGGACTGCGAGTTCACCGTCGTCGAGGGGCCCTACGCACGGCGCAAGTTCTGGCAGAACTTCACCGTGGCGGGCGGCAAGGTGGACGAAAAGGGCCAGTCCAAGGGCTGGAACATCTCGAAAAGCGCCTTTCGGGCGATGATCGACAGCGCGGTCGGCCTCAAGCCTGATGATCTCAGTCAGGCCGCGCGAGAGAAGCGGGTGATCGGGGGGCTGAAGCAGCTCGACGGGATCACCTTCGCTGCGCGCATCATGGTGGAAGCATCGGACAACCCGAACTACCGCGACAGTAACAAACTGGCCAATGTCGTCTTGCCCAATGAGCCTGCCTACCCAGCAATCATGCGCGGAGAGGTTGTGGCAGCGGAGCCAGTGAACGCGCCGCCGCGGAAATCTGCCGCCCAGACGCCACCGGCCTGGAATGCCCAGACGCCCGCGCAGACGGGTTGGTCCGCCTCCCCTCAGGCACCTGCAGCGCAATCTCCGTCCAGCACCGCAGCACCGACCCCGGGTGGTGCGCCCGCCTGGCTGAACAGCTGACGCCATGACGCCGGATGAATGGCAGGCGCATGTGACGCGCGAGGCGGCAAAGGAGATCGGCAAATGGCTCGAGGCTCGCGGAAGACTGGATCGGCCTATCGCAAGCCTCAGGCTGGCCGATCTAGACGCCATGGCATCATTGGCCATCAGCCGCTTCGTCGTTCTGGCCTCGTACAAGATCAGGGACGCGCCGGGGCAGCACGAGGATCTCGAGAACCTGCTGATGGGCTGAGCATTGCCTGTGCGATCTGTAGTCGTGAATCTTTGGGCTTCGGCTTCTGCCTGCGCCTGCAATGGGCGCATTTCCCTTCCTACGAATTCTGTTCGCGCCGGTGTCAGGACATCGGCGCGGACCTTGCCCAGAGGAACAACGGAATGATTGATAAAACCACCCGTGAGGCCAAGGCCATTCGTGATGCCCGCAAGGATTTTGCCGAAGCGCTGACCGAGCTTGGCCTGATGGCACCCTTCTTTGACCGCACCGCCGCCGAGATCGACCAACTCATCGAGGCGGCCGTCACTGGCTACATCGGCAGCATGCAGACGCAAGGCGCGCAGCATCAACCTGAGGGCCACCTGCCTGAAGACGAGATTCCATTTTGAGGTGTATCATGATTGACTTGAACCATGGCTCAGGCGTGCAATATGCGCCGCCGCAGATGATCCCCGACATCACCGGAGCACTGGCTGACGCGATAGATTGCGGTTTGAAAGCCCGCAACGGCGCCGAGCGCCCGCGCAGCTATGTCAGCTCTTCCGGGCTCGGGCGGGCCTGCCTGCGCCAGATCCAGTATGATTTTCTGGCGGTGCCAAAGGATGAAGGGCAGGAGTTCGCACCGAAAACGCTGCGGATCTTTGAAGCGGGGCATCGTGGCGAGGATATGGTGGCCAGTTGGCTGCGGCTTGCGGGGTTCGATCTGCGCACGGAACGCGCCGATGGGAGGCAGTTCGGCTTCACTACTCTGAGCGGACGGTTCAAGGGGCACATTGATGGCTGCCTCGTCGATGGACCCGTTGCCATGGATTATCCTGCGCTCTGGGAGACGAAAGCCCTTGGCGCATCAAGCTGGAAGGATACCGTCAAGCGCGGTGTCGCCGTGTCCAAGCCCGTCTACGCGGCGCAAATCGCGCTTTATCAGGCCTATCTGGACCTGCCAAACCCGGCGCTTTTCACCGCGCTGAACCGCGACACGCAGGAAATCTACGCAGAACTCTTGCCGTTCGACGCGGCGCTGGCCCAGCGGATGAGTGATCGTGCGGTGACGGTGGTGCAGGCGTCCGACGCGCAGGAATGGCTGCCACGCGAGGTCGCGGAGCCGACCTCCGTTGTCTGCAAGGGCGGCATGGCGGTCGGGCATTGGCATCCGCCCTGCGCATGGGCGCAGACATGTTGGAGGGGCCGCGCATGATCCCGCAAGCTTACGAATTCAAAAGGCTGGTATCCCGGTTCCGGAAGATGTCGATGTTCGGGTTTCTCTTTGAGGGCATGGAGAGCGCGCCAGTCTATTACTTTGCCGATCAGGCGGCATTTGACAGCGACGAGGTGGCCGCATTGCGATCGCGCATCATGACAGGTCCACTGCGGCTCCCGCACCCGGCCGTGATCTTTGAAGTCCGGGACCATGGCCCGGCCCAGTCAGCGTTATTGGTCTATGCGCGCCAGTTCGATGATCGGGTGGAGGCTGCCTTCGTCCTCAAGGACCGTCGTCATCGAAAATGGACGGACTGCCTGTGCCACGCCATTTTCGTGCGGCCCGGACTGGCAGAAAACATTCTACACCCAGACCTCAGTGAAGAAGACGTCCAGAAATATGGAGAGGTTGCGACGGGCATTGTCTGGAGGGCGCTGTCGATCCTGGCACACGCCGGGGAGGCAAAGGAACGCGAGGTCATGCCTGCGCTGCGTGGCAAATACGCCAAGGCGGGCGTGCGCGGATGGACCTGGCACCAGATCACAATCGATCTTGACCGTGCACGGGCCAGACAACAGCCTCTTGGCGGCACGCATGCCAGCCCGCGCTGGCACATTCGGCGTGGCCATTGGCGCCAGCTCGCTGACGGCCGCCGCGTCTTTGTGCGCCAATGTCAGATCGGCGATCCCGCGCTCGGCGGGGTGGTCAAGTATTACATCGTAAAAGGACGCGCTGCATGACGACGTTCACGCCATCAGCCCAGCAGGCTGCGGCCGTCCGCGAGGTCAGGGCCTGGTTTGAGACCCGGACCCATGACCAGCAGGTATTTCGCCTTTTCGGCTATGCCGGGAGCGGGAAGTCCACCGTCCTGAAGTATGCCCTCGACGAGCTGGGGCTCTCACCCCACCGCAGCGCGCGGGACGATACCTGCGTGCCCGGCGTCGTCACGGCCACCTTCACCGGCAAGGCCGCGCTGGTTCTGACCCGCAAAGGCACGCCCGCGCGGACCATTCACAGCCTGATCTATTCGGTGACCGAAGCGACGGAAGAGGAAATAGCGGCCGCTGCGAAAAAGGTTCTCGAGGGCGAGATGAGCATCCGGACCCTGACCGGGTTTGACCGCACTGCGGCGGAAGCCGGGATCGAGGCCATGCGGCAAGCGCTTTCGGCGATGAAGAAGCCACGCTTTGCGCTCAACCCGCAGAGCGATGCGGCAGATGCAAGGCTGATCGTGCTCGACGAGGTCTCGATGGTGGGCGAAGACATGGCGCGCGATCTGATGAGCTTCAAAAAGCCCATTCTGGTTCTGGGCGATCCGGGGCAGTTGCCGCCGATCAAGGGCGCGGGTGCGTTCACCAATGTCGCGCCGGATATCATGTTGACGGAAATCCACCGCCAAGCGGCGGAAAGCGCGATCATCCGCCTGGCCACCATGGCGCGCGAGGGCCAGCCGATCAGTTTTGGCAGCTATGACGCGCAGGTCGCCAAGATGCACAAGGGCGACATCACACCCGATCAGGCGTTGCGCGGCGGCCAGCTGATCTGCGGTATGAACGCCACACGGCTTCAGCTCAACAACGCCATGCGCGGGGCTGCGGGGCTCGCGACTGGCGTCTTGCCGACAGGGGCGCCCGAAAAGATCATCTGCCTGAAGAACCAGAATGACCTCGGGTTGATCAACGGTATGTTCCTGACGCTCGAGGATGTTGTCGACGAGGGCAGTCTTTATTTCTCGGCGTGTGTCACAGATGAGGATGGGCGGCGCGTCGGCTCTGTAGGCCACAATGGCGGGCCGGGCCGCTTGCGCATCTACAAGGGGCATTTCGAAGATCATGTTGCGTTCGATCACAGTCGCCATGACCGGGATTGGAAGGAAAAAAAGCACCTGACGGAAGCAACCTTTGGCTGGGCCATCACGGCGCACAAGGCGCAAGGGTCGCAATGGGAGAACGTGATCGTCTGGGATGACGGCCTCGGACGCAGCGATCTCGACCGCCGCCGCTGGCTTTACACCGCCATCACCCGCGCCGAGCGCGGTCTTGTTCTGCTGGCCTGAGGTGTCCCATGATCGACCTGAACGACGTCTGGGCACCGCCCGCCCGCCATGACCTGAGTGCTATCAAGGTCCGGCTCGCGGACACGGCCCGTGACTGGCTGCCCGGGCTCTTTCCCGAGGCACGGCTGACGCAGGACCGACGCGCCTTGCGCTGCGCGGATCTCTCTGGGCGTCGGGCGCGAGGAGAAGGCTCCTGCATCATCCATCTCGATGGTCCCTATGCCGGCTGGGGCTTCGATTT